CCATTTCATCAACCTCCCCGGGGGTAGCGAAGTGCTTAGTCAATCCTACCGTATACCTCGGTCAGTACACCGGGTTGCCGAAGGCATCGCCAAAAGAATCCACCGTCGTTTTCCTAAACAGTATAAACCGAAGGAAGAAGAAGGATCCGTAACGAGGATGTCGGACATAGCCGAACTAAATATGGATGAGGGCACGTGGCTAATAATGGCTCAGGCTAACTACATGCTCTCCGACGTAGCGGCTCAGTTAAAGACTAATGGATACTTATTCGAACGCAACGGCTCACGGTCCATTTCAGAAAGACTTTCTATTGCGGTAAATGCATGGGAACAAATGCGGAAGGGACGCCCCATTACGCTTAAAGCCGCACAGGTTGTGTACAGCTTTATGTACGGTAACAACGTGCATATTGCGCGCGGCATGAAGAAAATAGACGCCCCCGAAGACCAGTTGTTTACCATTGATCTTTTACAAAAAAATTATGGGCTTCTCGTAGACGACAGCTTGATATGGCACGAAGCCATGGACAAGATTACCGGGAACGATCGTCTTTATATTACGGCTCTACTGCGCAAAGGAGAAAAGTTTAACGCCGTTCCCCGTATTAAACTGTCCACGATTCACGGCACAAAGGGCGGTGAAGCCGATAACGTTGTCTTGTTAACCGACCTTACTTATGCGGCGATTAGAAATTCTCAGATAGATGACCTTCACCGAGTTTTCTATGTGGGAGTTACCCGAACAAAAGAAAATCTATTTTTAATAGATCCCGATGATTTTTCAAGAGCCTATGACTTATGAAAAAAGAAGATTTTGATCCGATGTATTACAACACCTGCGAGAAATGCGGCGACAAGAAAGCTACTGCTGTAGTCAATACACAAATCAACGAGAGGCTTGGTTGGTACTGCGCCTTGTGCAAACATTTCTCCGAAGCGATTCTTCGAGAGAAAACTTGGAGAAGCGACCGTGGTTAATCGATTACAGGTGGCAATGTTCCCCCCAAAGTCTGACTGGCTTCCACCGGAGCATCCTTTTCCCGAAGGCATCCTTGATGCTAAAGAAATTGCAATTGACGTAGAAACACGCGACCCGGGCATAAAAACCATGGGGCCGGGTTGGGCTACCGGAAACGGTGAAGTCGTGGGTTACGCCATTGCTGTAGCGGGTTGGAAAGGTTACTTCCCCGTAGCGCATGCCGGCGGCGGCAACATGGACAAGCGCATCATCAACAAGTATCTGCAAAAGATCTTTGCTTCACCCGCAGACAAGATCATGCATAACGCTCAGTACGACCTTGGGTGGATACGGAGAATGGGGTTTACCGTAAACGGACGCATCATCGATACCATGATGACTGCGGCGTTGATTGACGAGAACCGTTTCTCTTATAGCTTGAACGCTTTGTGCTACGACTACCTTGGTAAAACTAAGTCCGAGAAGATGCTGACCGAGGCTGCTCGTGAGTTTGGCGTGGATCCGAAGGCTGAAATGTGGAAGTTGCCCGCTATGTATGTTGGCCCTTACGCGGAGGTCGATGCGGAGATTACCTTAGATTTGTGGGATCACTTCCGAAACATCCTTAACAAAGAAGACCTGTGGGCGATCTGGACGGTAGAGACCGACCTGCTTCCCTGTCTGGTTGAGATGACTGAGCGCGGAATACGCGTGGACGTGGATCAGGCGGAGCGTACAAAGCAGGAACTGATGCGGCGCGAGAAGCTTGTGCGCAAGCGCATAAAAGAAATAGCCGGCAAAGAGGTAGAGATCTGGGCAGGCGCTTCAATAGCCAAGGCTTTTGATGCCGCAAGCATCCCCTATCCCAAAACCGAGAAAGGGTCTCCAAGCTTCACTAAGAAGTTTCTAGAAGATCACCCCGCGGAACTCGCGCAACGGATCGTTGAGGCCCGCAACCTGAACAAGATACAAGGCACGTTTATCGACTCCATCCTGCGCTTTGTGGCAACAGATGGCCGAGTGCATGGGCACATCAATCAGCTACGCTCAGAGGGCGGAGGTGCCGTCTCAGGCCGCCTTTCAATGAACAACCCTAACCTACAACAGATCCCGGCCCGCGACCCGGAGCTTGGCCCTATGATCCGCAGGCTATTCCTACCAGAAGAGGGGGAGCAGTGGGCGGCCGTAGACTTCTCGCAGCAGGAACCACGGATCTTGGTTCATTACGCGCATGCGTTTGCCGAGTATAAGAACATGGATATGCCCGGAGTAGCTGAGTTTGTAGAAGCCTATAACGAAAACCCCGACATGGACTTCCATACGATGGTAGCGGAGATGGCGGACATCCCACGTAAACAGGCCAAGGTGATAAACCTTGCGATGATGTACGGAATGGGGGTGACTAACCTGTCGGAGCAGCTAGATATAACGCTGCCCGAGGCCAAAGAACTGACTAAGCAGTACCACGCCCGGGTGCCTTTTGTTAAAGGACTGATGCAAGGCGTACAAAGATCGTTAGAAGACAAGAGATCTAGTGGCTCTCTGCGCTCTCTGGGAGGCCGTAAGGCACGCTTTCATATGTGGGAACCCGATGAGTTCGCTATGAACAAAGCAATGTCGTATCAGGACGCTGTGAACGCCTACGGGCCTACCACAAGACTCAAGCGCGCCTACACCTATAAAGCGCTCAACCGGCTAATCCAGTCGAGTGCTGCGGACATGACAAAGCAGGCCATGGTTGACGTTTACAAGAGCGGAACGGTGCCTTTGCTGCAAGTCCATGACGAACTGGCGTTTAGCGTGAAGTCGGTGGAACAGGCCAAGGAACTTGCGGTCATGATGCAGAACGCCATCAAGATATCGGTGCCTAACAAGTGCGATATTGAGATAGGCCCTAGCTGGGGAGATTTTGACATTGTCGAATAAAGTCTTATATAATCGCACACAGAGGTGCGTGTAATATGGATACATCAAAGTGGAAAAGCGTCCTGCTTCCCAAGGACGTTTATCAAGAAATTGTGGTAATTAGCCACGTAGAAGGGCGCACTATTAGCGGCCAGCTACGTATTGTTTACGAGGCGTGGAAGAACGCCAACTTGTCCGACAAAGACAAGCGCTACATCGCAGACGAGGTTAAAGATTTTAAAAGCCGTACAGAGTTGCCCAAGAAAGACGAAAGAGATGCGGTGTTTTCTTTAAAGAAAGGAGCAGAAGGTGTCTAAGTCCATAGAAGAAAGTTTCCGGGTTGCATTAGAGACTGTGGAAAAGCAAATAGAAACCAAGGGTGCCGCAAACAGCGAAGACGTTGAAAAGCTGCAAATGTGGCGGGCCCTCTTGGGCGTTAAACACGAAGCCGAAAAACAAACGAGCGCAAAAAAAGTTGGGTAAACGGATAATAATAGAGTTGGACGAGGATGACGCAGAAGAGGTCATCTTCCAGATACAAAGACTCTCGGAGCTATTGGAAGCTTTGGATTTCGATAGAATACATGATCTTCTATCGAGGCTGTCAGCTCCAGATGAGGTGCCCAAAAAGGCCAAACGGAAGTCGCGTGGTAGTGGGTAGCGCCATACGTCAGGTCATCCGTCGCGCCATTCATAGCCAATAAACTCCACATCCGCGCCTCACGCCACGCGTCCATGTCTGTTATTTCCTCCGGGCGACCATCACAGAAAAAACTAAACTGGCAGCGATGACGAACGGGCAGGTTGCTTGGTGAGTTAGCGTAGGTTGGTCCTTCCATGACCACGGCACACGGGTCAGAAGGGTAACGAGGGTCCGCCACGCGGTTTAATACCACGTGAGCGACCGCGCTTTGTCCCTGAGCCGGCTGATTCCGCGCTTCAAAGTACACTGCCAGCGCCACGCAGAGCATTGAATTAATCAATGGATAACTTCGCTGATGCCTTCTTCCGAAAAAAAAATTTCGTCAAGGCAGTCATAACAAATGATCGATTCAATTTCAGCGTTCTCTTCTTGCAGCAGCCGTACTAAAAAAGGTTCTAACTCAAAAGCCTCTTCGCACCTAGAGCAGACGTGTATCCTATTTATCTTCACTGGTTCCACTGCGCGTACCTCTGTAGATGTAATCTCTAACGGTGTCTATCGGAACGCCAAACTTAAGTGCAATCCACTCTATCTTGCGTTTTTCGACAAACCTAGCGTACCGTATTTGATCTACCGTGTCTTGAGGCCACTTTACCGGGCGTCCCATCTTAGCCATGCTATACTCCTTGGTTTAAAGACGCACAGATTATACTTTGTTTATGTAAAAAACAAGTTGCGCTTTGGTTTTATATAAGATTAGAATGTGGGAACAGGACAAAACAATGGACTTAGATAAACTTAAGCGCGATATGTTCAACGATCCGCAGCTCATGTATCTCAATTCCATGGCCCCGGAAGAATTAGCCGAACATTTAGTTGAAGTACATCGGGCTATGATGCAAGGAGAATATGGTATATTTGGATACTTATACCGACAACAGACTTTAAAACTTCGGGAGCGGTAGGTCTCCCGTAGCATGCCCCAGCGGGCGGTGGGCAGGTTCGTTAAACACCCGCAGCTTGTGACGTAGATTCCTTGAACTAAATTTTTTTAGTTTTTTACGGGCACACGCCGCTTGGCCCACGTCACGGGCCACCTTAACAATGAGTATAAAATGGGAAAAGACCCCGTAATGGCGGATTTAGATCGCTACTTAGATTCACTAGAAGAAGACTTTGTCGATGAGTTCGACAGAAAACGAGAACGAGATGAATATTTCGCTGACCAAAATGATTCCTCGGAGGAATAACATGACCTTAAAAGATAACTTTGACAACCACGTGTTTATGATTGCTCAGGCTCTTGTAGAGTCCGGTAAGCACACGAACCATTACGACCTAGCACGTGAGGCCGCCTTGATAGCCGAAGCCGTCACAGAGGAAGTAGACAGGATTTCCGACAATGCTTATTTAACACATAAGGCCGCCTTGAGGGCTTTAGCCGAAGAAATGGAGATTGCCGACAATGCCAGAATATGATGACACGAACCGCGGCGCTTTCTTCCGCAACAAGAAGAAGACCAAGCCCAACCAGCCCGACTACCGCGGCCCGCTGAACTACAAAGGCGAAGAGCTGGAACTCGCTGGATGGATAAAGACATCCAAGAGCGGCGATAGTTACATGAGCCTTGAGGTTAAAGAAAAAGAACCCTACCAAGAAAAAACGTCTGCCCCACTGGGGGACTTTGATAAGGATTTGCCCTTCTAATGAGTAAGTTTTCACGCGCCGATAACGGCAAAGGCAAAGGCAGCAAAAGACGCCCGCAGTCAATCCCCGTAGAAACTTTCGGGGAGAACTGGGCGCGTATCTTTGAAAAGAACAAGGCGGAAGAGAAACGTAAAGCCGACCTACAACGGAAAATTGACGCGGAGAGTCAAGAAGATGATGACTAACTACGCCATCCCCCGTTCACCCGTACGCACAGTGGATGAAAAGAAGTCCGTTGGGCAACAACTCCAACGGGATATTGACGCTTTCTTGGCCAAGGGCGGAAAAATTGTAGTCTATCCAACAGGGTTTAACTCAGATGACGCCTTAAACCCTAAGACCGGATGGGAAAAAGAACTTCGTAACGATCCGGAGAAACGATGAAAACTCGAATTCACGTCAATCAGCACAACATCCGCGCCAATGCCAAAGGGGCGGACCTGCCAGTACTCACGGTTAAAACTTATAAAGAAAATGTTAAGTGCAACAGGATATCTTTAAGGGGGGTTATTATGGCTGTTGAGTTATTGCACATGGATTGCATGGAATACATGAAAGGGCTTGAGGATAACGCTTTTGAGCTTGCGATTGTAGACCCGCCTTATGGGATTGGAAATTGGATACCTCAAAATTTATCGCCAAAGCAAAAAGAAATAAGCAGGCCTGTTGATTGGAACGAAAGCCCGCCAGAAGATAATTATTTTAACGAAATGAAGCGTGTTAGTAAGACGCAAATTGTATGGGGGGCAAACTATTACAATTGCTTTGCTTCGCTTGGTGGCGCGATAGTTTGGGACAAAGGAGATGGGAACCCTGTTTTTTCACGTTGCGAAATAGCCTCAATATCGAGCCAAAAAAGAGTTGATTACGTTCATATAAACTGGCAAGCAGGATTTTACCGCAAGCAGTTTGGCGATCAGATACACCCATGTCAAAAACCCGTAAAACTCTACGAATGGTTGCTAAAGAACTACGCCAAAGAAGGCGACAGAATTCTGGACACTCACTTAGGTTCAGGCTCTAGCGCCATAGCAGCGCACTACGGCGGCTTTGACTTTGTGGGCATGGAGTTAGACGAAGATTATTACAGGGCGGCATGTAAACGCTTTAATTCAGAAACGGCTCAATTAGGCTTTGAGTTATAGTAATTAAAGTTATTGTTGCCAAGTCGTAAGCCGAGTAGTAAGATTGTTGTGTATTACTTATTGTGAGTAATCAGACTTTGTGTGGGAATGCTCAGGTTTAGGTTCCCGTTTTTTAAAGCACTATCCCTGTTGAAGCGGGGCTAACAA